ACAGGACAAGTTATCAACCCACACAATTCAGGTTTTCAGTTAGCAACTTCTGACTCATTTGTAAATCAATTAAATGGTACATACCTCTTCTACGCAATCGCATAAATCAACTGACGAAAGGAGTATCAACTGATGTCAGAATATCGTGAAAGAACAACAGGCGAAGTTAAATCGCAAGGGCAATGGAGAGCAGCATTTCCGCAAATGGCATTGCCTCGTGTCTGGGGCGCTAACGTTTGTGACAGTATGAACATAGACCCAGTACTCGCAAGCCCAGCCGCTACACTTGGCGCATACCAGTACAGCGCGAGGGATGGTGTTGAGCAAGACAGCAACGGGAACTGGGTAGAGAAGTATGTAGCAAAGGATATGTTTGCTGATACCACAGATGAAGATGGTAAGAAAACCACAAAGGCAGAACATGAGGCTGCGTATCAAGCTACGCTAGATGCAAGAGTAGCCGAAGGTCACAGAGTTACACGTAACAAGCTTCTAGCTGATACTGATTGGACGCAAGTAAATGACAGTCCGTTGGCTAACGATGTTAAAACACAGTGGGCGGTTTATAGATCCGAACTCCGCAACATTACAGATCTAGATGAATGGCCGAACCTCGCTGACGAAGACTGGCCTATAGCACCGTAAGGATAGAGCATGGACAAACGAACACGTACACTTTCTCAAGCACATTCGCGTATCGATCAAGTCGAGAAAGATGTTGTCGAAATTAAGACTACTATTACGCTTACAGTAAAAGACTTGCAGCAGAGGATTAAGCGTTTAGAGATGATACTAATCGCAATCACTGGAGCAAGCTTACTGCTCTTATTACGTATGAACTTCTTAGGCTAGTTCACCAAGGCACACTCACATGGATCCTGTTAGTATTACAATGCTCGCTGCTGGCGCGTACAAAACTTTGCGTGCTGGTCTAGATACAGCCAAGGATCTAAGCGACATGGGTCAGTCTTTGGCAACCTGGGGAAAAGCATGTGCAGATTTAAATCACTTAGAGGAGCGTCAAAAAAATCCACCGATGTGGCAAAAGACTTTTAAGGGATCTGATGAAGAGCAAGCTATCCTTATATGGTCAAAAAAAGAAGAACTCGCTCGAATGAGGAGCGAGCTAAAAGATTACATATCTTGGCACTACGGCCCGAAAAAATGGGATGAGGTGCTCGCCATCGAGGCACAAATGCGTAAGCAACGAAAAGACGAGATATACCGCAAGCAAGCTCAAGTAGATGCTGTCATTAATTTTGCAATCGGAGCTGTAATTTTTGTTATAAGTGGCGGCTTGCTTTTTTTGTTTTTTTATTTCTTGGGCAAGCAACAGGGTCGCTGGTAATGTGGGTATTGTTGTGGCTCCAGCTGGTGTCTGGGCAGTTCGATCATTTCCATGTTGGCAGTTACAGCTCAGAAGAGGCATGTAAAGCTTCAAAAGCGCAAGCCAAAGTATTGGTAACAAACGCAAATTCTAAAGTGGTGTGTATAAAAATAGAGCGTTGATTTTACGTGAGTGGAAAGGTCGTTTCATCTTGTATGACCAGGATGGCAAAGTGATCGTTATCACTCGTGAACGTTCCATAGCATTGCATACTGCAAGGAGAATAAATGAACGAATTCAAAAAAGCAGACACAAACGGAAACGGAGTAATCGAGCCAAGTGAATGGAACAAGCTTGCTCTAGAAGATCGTAGATTAGAAATGATCGATAGAGATCTGAAAAGAAACGCAGAAAGACGGTTTACTGGTTTCGCATTAGCTGGAATGTTGATCTATCCGTTTATTATTTTACTGGCTTCTGTGCTTGGTTTCGACAAGGCTGCAAGTCTTATTACAGATATAGCAAGTGTGTATGTTATTGCCGCATCAGGTGTCGTTGCCGCTTTTATGGGCTTCAATGCATACAGCGCAAAAGCTGACAATAAAAAATCAACAATGCAAATGGAGACTGAACAATGATGACATTGTTAGGAAGTCTGCTGGGCTTTGGCACATCGTTTCTGCCAGAGGTGCTTAACTATTTCAAAGCCAGCCAGGATCACAAACACAACTTAGAGCGTATGCAAGTTGAAATGGATTTGATGACTAAGCGCAATGAGCTAAAGCTTAACATCATCGACAAGCAAGCAGAAATAAAAGAAACCGAAGGATTATATAAACATGATGCCATCGATGCTGGGGGCTTTGTCAACGCATTACGAGGTAGTGTCAGGCCTGTTATTACTTATGCTTTTTTTGGTTTATTCGTTGCCGTTCAAGTAGTCGTTATGATGAAGGTCATAAACGAGGGTGGCAACTGGCAAGATGCGATCCCATTGATGTGGACGCCAGAAACACAAGGGCTGTTCGCAGCTATTATGTCTTTCTGGTTTGGTAATCGAGCCGTGAGCAAATATTACGGAGTTAAGAAATGAGCGATCTCAAAGTACCATTGGCGCTTGTGATAGCTATGGTGGCTCAGATTGTTGCTGGCGTGTGGTGGGTAAGCAAACAAGCACACAGAATAGAGCACTTGGAAAAGCAAGTAGCAGACAACACAGAGTGGGTCGATCAGCTGTACGCAGATACTGACAAGCTCATTTCATTTGCAACTTTTACTGAAAACAGATGGGCAGCTGCCTATGAGGAGTTTGGTTACACCCGGCAATGGGGAATGAAACCAGTGGAGAAGAACAATGAGTGATGCACTGAAGGCGTTGCAAACAAAGATCGGGGCAAATCCTGATGGTGCGTTTGGGCCGATGACTGCTAAAGCTATTACTAATCATTACGTTCTCAATGCAGAGCGCGGCGCTCACTTCTTAGGTCAGCTTGTACATGAGTCAGGCACGTTTAAGTACACACAAGAAAACCTAAATTACTCAACAGAAGCTATACTGAAAGTGTTTGGTAAATACTTCAAGACTGAGCGCGATGCTGAGAGCTGCGCTAGAAACCCTCAGGCGCTTGCTGACGTTGTTTATGGGGATCGTATGGGCAACGAGGGGCAAGGTTATTTATGGCGCGGTAGGGGCTTCCTACAGTGTACTGGCAAGAACAACTATTCACAGTTTGCAGCTGACATGAACTTACCAGATGTAATGACAAACCCTGACTTGGTTGCAACTGACTATCCAATGGAAAGTGCCATCTGGTTTTTTAAGCGTAACAAGCTGTGGGATATTTGTGACGAGGGCGTAAACGATGACACAATCAAGCGTCTGACTAAGCGTATCAACGGTGGTTACAACGGTCTGAAGCATCGAGAAAAAGAAACTAAGAAAATTTACAAGTGGTTACAATAAAGGAGCTGACTATGAAAAAGAAACCAAAGCCTAAGAAAACAATCATGTCAGGGTACGGTAAGGGTGGGTACTAATGGCAGCTGGTAAACCTCACTATTTACCGTCCGGCAAACTGTACAAAGGCGCAACGCATAAAATGCCTGACGGTACACTGCACACTGGAGCCAAGCATTCTAAAAGCAGTCAGGTGCTTACTCACAGTAAACCTAAGAAAAAAAATATTATGTCAAATTACGGAAAGGGAAAGTAATGCCGGGAATGAAAATGACTAAAAAGCTTTCGCCAAAGCAAATGAAGATTGCGTCAGCTGCTGCACCAATGGATGAAATAAGTGGTGCTGATTTTGCTGCGCTAAAAAAGAAGCCAACTAAAAAGAAAAACATAATGAGCAACTACGGAAGGAGCGCCTGATGCCAGGTCTATACGAAAACATTCATAAAAAACGCAAACGCATTGCAGCTGGTTCTGGCGAAAAGATGCGTAAGGTAGGATCTGCTGGTGCGCCTACAGCACAAAATTTTAAAGATGCTGCAAAGACTGCCAAGAAACCTAAAAAGAAAACAGCGTAGTTTCTATGGCAAGATCACCAGAAAAATCTGGCAACAGTGGTAGACGAGCTGCCTTCTTACAAAGAATGGGTAAGATGGCTGGCGCAGAAAAAAAAGATGGCAAGCCGACACCTCTGCTTATGGCGTTGCGTGATTGGGGCGCGAGCTCAAAGGCTGATGCAGTTCGCAAAGGCAAACGGATCTCACGCATAAACGCTAACAAGAAAACATGATAAAGTTCTGGACGATCTTGTGGCTGACCTACGGCATCCAAGACAACGCATACCAACACATCATAATGTTTGAAAGTTACGATGATTGTGTGGCTGTTATGGAGACAGATTTGCGTGACGTTATGCAAGCGCGTTATGGTGTGATACTTATGAAGTGTGAACAGACACATCGAGTGTCTAGTATGCCTAAACCAAAGCCTAGACCAGAGCCTGATTTTGATTCGTAATTTGTGATGCAGCATCACAATTCCATCACACACGCCTATGCACACCTATGCGCGAAGTGGTGCAAGATGGCGCAAAAACTGTAGAAAAATGCAATGTAAACAGCTATTTGTCAGGTTCGAGTCCCGTCAACCGCGCCACTACTTTCCTATATAAATCAATAACTTAACCGCTTTTGGGGGTGCTCGCATCACAAGCTGCATCACAAAAAGGTTAGGGGGGGTCGCGGGTAACGCTTGTAATTTAGCCAATAAAATCATATATTCTTCATATAAAGCGACAAGAATATGGAGATTATTATGTTACAAGTTTCACCTAAAAGATACGCATCAAGAGCAAAAAAAGGTTGGGCTTCTTGGTGTGTCGATACGCGATCTGAATTACAGAACGGATCACAACAATTTTATCAAACACGTGAGCAAGCACAAGCTGCTATCGATGCACTTGTGAAAGAAACATCAGACACTAATAAATCTAGTGATGCCTGGAAGTGG